ATCTACGACATAGGTGTACCTCGCTACCGCATCTTCCACATTGCACCAGATGAGAAGACCGTCCTGCGAGTCGTTGAGTCCCACTTCATACTTGATCTTCTGTCCCAGAGTCCCGGCTGTGTCGATAATCTCCCTGACCATTGCACAGTCATCGGGGTACGTGTATGCGTAGTCCCACATGTCGGACTCTTCGGTTTCATCCTCCGTCAGGTCAACCTCAAGGGACGCGAAACGCCAGTCCGCCGCCCGGAGTGTTTCACGCAGGGAGATAGGCCAGTAGAGGTTTATGAGTTCAGCCTCGGTTGACGTGTCCGTATCGAGATCCGTCAGGCTCATCCCCGCAAGGTGGCGGAGGGCGATATTGGCAATATTGGTTTTAGTAAGGGCTGAATACCCGGAACTGCTCATGATTGAAGCCCTCCTTCAAAAAAAGAAGGGGGCAAATGAATGCCCCCTGTGTTGTTATGCCCCTGCTCCGTAGTCCTCTGTAGCCAGTACAGTGCTGACGCTGTATGCCCTGCCGTCAAGTGTGGCGGCGCAGACATAGAACGCGGTCTTTGCAGTATCGGTTATCTCAAGGGTGTATATACCCGTGGCAAGAGGCTGTACCAGGAGTGCCTTCTTAGCCGTGAAAGTCGCAAAGTCCGCACCCGATGCGCTCTTTGCCTGAACCGTGCCCGATGCGGAAGTCCCAGTAAGCCCAACACCCGTAGCAGCATCGGACAACCAAACCATGAACGGACGTGCCCCGTCAACGGTTGCCGCCGCAGCGTCCTTGAGCGTGATCGCGACCTCGCAGACGTTCTCCGCCCCCGCAGAAGCCGCAAAGGTGAAGGATGCAACGATGTCGTCGAGTTCATTAAGTTCAGCAGCGGTCGCCGTGACCGCAGTTCCTGCCCCCAAACCGAGTTTCAGTCCGGAGTCAGCTATGGAGATCGTGTCTATGTTCTTGTTGGCACCGACAATGACCGCCTTTGATGCAGTAACCGTCCCTGCCACTACATCGGTCAGGTACGCTACCTCATCGGCATCGACATCGGTCAACCTTTTAGCGAGAGCCGCGCCGAACTTGTTTGCCCTTCCTACAGCCATTTATTCATCCCCTTCCATGAGGGCAAGTATTTCCTTCTTTGTCATGCCCTCGTCCACTTCAAGTCCCTGCGCCTTCGCCATTTCAAGAAGATCGTCGTGCTTCATCCTGATGGACGCCTTAACTTCGGGTTCCGGTTCCTCTTCCGGCACAGGCACAAAATGAGGCGGGGGGGAAACCCCGTCTTCGAACCAACAGATTTCCCCATCGCGCCGTCTATGCTGTCCCGGAAACTGGCATTTCCGTGTGCATAAGTACTGCTTCATAACGTGTTACCCCCTATGCGGTTACGCCGGCACTCTGTGCGTCGAGGGTGATGTAAGCGTCAAATATCCCCGCCGTTGCCGCCTCGGTGCCGATGGTGTACTCAAGGTTCAGGTAACGCAGGCCGGAAGGAACGCTAATGGGAACCTGAATAACGTCAGTCCCTGCACCAACATCACTGCCTACGGATATCTGCTGTGAACTCCACAGGTTGACCGCCCCCGCGCTGAATGTCCCATCCGCATCTGCCTCAAGGTCGAAGTCAAGGGTTGCGGTATCGTTTTCCGAATCAAATGCAGTGGTAAATACGATGTTGAGGTAGACCACCCTGCCTGCAAGCCTCCCTGCCGCCTGAAGGTCAATGTAATTGGTGCAGTCGTGAGCAGCGGCAGTCCCGTTTGTCCCGCTCGAAAGATCAAGAGCATCCGCAAATTCCAGGTCGCTATCTACAATAGCCATGTCTGGTCACTCTCCTTTTCAGTAATTCGGTACTCAAATAGCACTAAGTCCGCGCTAGGAAACCTGGGACTCGGTGCTGACTATCGAGTCACACTGTTTAACCGGGATGCCGCGGAAGAACGTGGTCGGCCTTCCGGCGTAGTCGTTGAGTGTGAGGTACACGTTGTGTTTGTCCTCGATCATGATGTCCAGCCACGTCTTGACAGTCCTGCTCACGTAGAACACGGGACGGCAGGCGTTCTGGTTCGGGAGAAGATTCTGCATCTGGATCATGTACTGGATAAGGTTTATCGAAGAGTCGGAGGAAGCCCCGTAGGTCGCGAGTGCGGTACCGTCGATGTTGGCAAGCCTAACGAGGTATCGCGCATCCTCTATGGCAAGGCCGGATTCCCACACGTAGTGAGTCCTGTAACCCTCGTACCAACCGTTAGTCTCGTCTCCGAGAGTGACCTGCCCTTTGTCCTCCATCGCGAGTCCTGCCTTGGAAGCCCGTGGGAATATTCCGTATATCGGCCCCCATCCGACAAGGAAGATGGAGGTGCAGTCAGTCCCGTCGTCAGTCCCGCCCCCGCCGAGTACGTAGGTGCCGAGCGCGTTAGTCCTGACGGAAAGGCCGTTGAACTCCTCAGGTGCGGTCAGTGCGTTGCCGTAGAACAGGGTGTCGGCAAACTCCTGGGACATTCCCTCAATGTGTGCCTTGTCCTGTCCTGCCCTGAATGCGGCGGTATTGCCGTTCAGGTCAGCGATCTTCTTGTCCACCGAGCAGTACGCTTCGAGCATCCCGCAGGTCTCGTCTATCTGCTTCGTGGTCGCCTTGGTGTCGGTGACACCCCCGTTCAGCTTGCGCCATGTCGGGGTAGGAATACTTGCCCTCTGGATGATGCGGTGTCCAGTAGGAAGATTGCCTTCCTTCCAGGGGATGTCCTCGATTATCGGGTTGGTCTCACTAAGTATCTCCGCTACAGGCCCGATGTTGCCGGACGGGTCGAGCATCTTCGCTACGTCGATAAGGTTGAGCTTGTTCCCTATTTCTGTTGCCATCTCAGATCACTCCTTTTCAGACATAAAAAAAGACCGCTCAATGGCGGCCCTCACTTGTTGCTATTTGTTTGACTCACTTCATCCGCTTATTTCGTCTGATACCTCTTCGCCAGTTTCTGCTCCGCCGTCAGGTTGGACTCGTCATCCGCCTTACTCCCCCTGCCGTCGACCCACTTGTCATCACCCATGCGAGTGCCCAGTTTCCACAGGTCGCGGATCAATTCAGGGTGTGAGGTGAAGCCCACGGAATCCAGAAGGGCAATAGTCTTGTCGGAGAAGAGTTCATTCATCGCCTTGCTCGCAAGTCCTGCGTTCTCCTTGAACGACCTCCCCCCGTATTCAGCGTCGCTCTTTGCGTCTGACTTCCACTTCTCCACCTGGTCGGAGTATGCCTTCATCTCACTCTTGCGGAGTTCGACATAGGCATCGGTCAGTTTCTGCGCCTTCTCGTTGCTCAGTCCCATCTCCTTGAAGAGCGGTGAGAACGATTCAAGCGCTGTCTCGTCCATCTCGATACCGTCAGGCAGTTTGATCTCGTACTTCTCCGGCACTTCGGACTCTTTCTTTTCCTCGTCCTCGTCCGGCTTCTCTTCGTCTGCCTTCTTGCCCTCTTCAGGCTCCTTCACTTCCGCTTCGGGTTCCTTGACCTCTGTCTCGTCAACGGAAGTTCCCTGCTCTGTTCCCTCATCCGGGGTAACGGTGTCATCCGTTCCCGAAGTCAGTATGTTGTCCTCAGACATGATTTCTCTCCTTTTGGTCGGTTTTGTGAAGCAATAAAAAGGGCGACCGCTAGGGCTGCCCTGTCTTGCCTATACAATTAGCGAATGTGTTCGATTGTTTTGCCGTTGTCATTCAGTAGGTATGCCTCGTCAAACAGAAAAGTCTTATGTGTTTCAGTATCGCGTAGCCACGGCAGGAACACCACCTCTTGAAGTCGCTCCCCGTAGTTGCCTTCTTCTCCTACGAAGTCCCGCTCCAAGCGGGAGCAACCATGCACTCGCACTTCGTGTGGTGTAATATCGCTTGATCTTGAGCGCACAATGGCTATGTCGTCATGGGGATAATAAACATCTTCATCCCGCATAAACGACTTCACCACAACAACAACTACGGGGTGCCCTTCTCGCTTCTTGTTCGCATAAAACCCCATTTGCCTTGACGCCGCATTGCTGTACTCCGCTGTTTCTATGCCCGGAACAACCATCCATCCGTTCTCGCTTCGCATCTTCAAAATCATTTTGCCTTCCTCCTTCTGTCTATTTGTCTGCCTGTCTGTCTATAAAAAACAACCCCGGCATCCCATAGAACACCGGGGAGTATAGTTGCGACTGTTGCGCCGGCGGGGACAGTCGCCACCCCCTATTACATGACTAATGCCGCCCACCCGAGTGAACGGCATCGTTACTCCTTCTGCCCACTTAATTGGCAGATGAGCTACTTATTGGTGGGGGCCAGGGGGCCACATGGCGGCCATCCTAAATGGTCGCACTGTGTCCGTCACAGACGGCGTGGCCTTGTTCCCTCGCTTCCCCCATTTGGTGGAGGTGGGGAGAATTGAACTCCCGTTAGGTGTCCGCGCTATGCGCCGAGACCTCTTCCCTGTCACCCCCGCTTACTTGCTAATGATCTTCATCCACCTTGCATAGAGTTTTTCATCGTCGTTATACCAGTGTTGTTCCCAGAATACGAAGTCCTCAAAGGACGTGAATCCGTAGCACTCACCGCTGTTGAATACCAATGTCCTGTAATATCCACCGTCGGGAATATCCCCCATCTCTTTTAGCCTTGCCCTCAACCGTTTGCTTGCAGTCCTGTCTCGCCACCACACGATGGGGTTCTTTTTGAAACTCCGAGACATAGAATCACCTCACCACATCGGCTCAACGTATTTGCCTATGTACCACGGTTCCTCTGTCTTCTCCGGTTGCCATCCGTCGAACTGACAAGTATTGCTTGACGGTTGCAACTCTTCGGTATCTCCTAACTGTTTCATCAACTCAAGCCCTGCGACTACAGGGTCGATGCAATCTGCTCACTTTCCCATATATTTACCTACCCTTTCTTCTCCCTGAATGAATAGATCCCGTCCTTCGCTTCTCTCTGCATGACGGGGAACATCTCAGGACACGATTCCATGAGATCCCGCATGATGGACAGTCCCACGTTCCGGTGTCCCTCAAGGAAATACCCTCTCGAATTGCCCGTGAACGTAGACCTGAACACGCCTGTGAAGGCAAGAAGTCGCCAGATGTAACGCCGGAACCGGAGGTCGTGCATGAGGTCGTAAAACTCCGCAAGTTCCATCCGTCTGGCTTTCCCGTCCTTCTCCTGCTGTGCCTTCCCCTCTGGCTCCTCAGGCTCGAATATCCCTGCGCTAGGCGGGAGCATTATGCCCTACCTCCCTGACCCATCAACGCCCCTATCGCGTTGTTCTCCTTGTTCTCGATGGCTGACATGTCCTTGCCTACCTGTGCCGCCTGCTGTGCCTGCGCCATCATCATCTGCTGCTGCATTGCACGCGCCTTCTCCGCCCGGATGAAGTCTCTCTTCTTCTCGTCCCGCAATATCTCCGGGTGAACGCCCATCATGTCTCCGTAAATATGGACTGCCTTGTCAAAGTCGATGTTGTCTATTACATCGGGGTCTTTACCCGCTTTCGCCTGGAATTCAGCGATTGACCCCACAAAGCCGGAGAACTGTTCAACCTTTTCCATCCCTGCCATTCTCTGTGCCTGTGCGAGGACGCTGATGTACTCCACCTTCAGTTCTTCCCCCTCAAGTTCTGCCGGGGGAGGAGGCGCGATACCCGCATCCATAATGTAACTGAATGCCGTGTCTATGAGCGGGTCGAGCAGGTCTGAATAGAGTTGTTCGAGTACAGGCCCGATCATGAGCATTTTTTCCTCATGCCTCTCCACAACCTCGCGCGCCGTTACATCCCTGCCTCGCATAGGCTCCTGCGCGAACATCAAGAAGAGGTCGTTGAAGAAACTCTTGCCAATCCAGTACTGAAGATCGTCAGTCCATGCCTTGATGCGCTCCGGGTGAAAGTCGATGGAGAACAGAGGCCCGAACTTGTCACCTGACGGGTCTTGTACATAGTTAACCCCGCCCGGCAACTGGTTGACACCTATCGTCTCAAGTGAAGGCGGAGCGACAAGCGGCGGGTCTATGCTCATGTCGAATGCTTTGATGGTCTTTTTCTGAAATTGCTGATAAATCTGCACAATTCCAAGAGCCGTCTCTCCCGGACCCCATCCCCACGGTGCGCCCGGAACGACAGACCATCTGGGTGCGAGTACGGGGAATATTCCGTACCCTGACTCACGCAGGAAGTTCTTATTCTCGTGCCCGGAGTCCTCGTAGTAGACGCTCCTGAATCCCTTGCCCGCATTGAACGGCTTGTCCTCACGCATCATCTCGTTGGGTTCCACGAAATGATCTATCATGACGGGAGTGTCCTCGTGATTCTTCGCCAGTTCCCGAAGACGTTCAGAGCAGTTCTTCTCACCGAACCATCGCACAACCGCATGAGCAGGAAGCCAAAACTTCCGCCCGAAGGAATCGACCTTCAAATCATGCCCCACTCCGAGTACGTATTCCCCTATGGTCAGCGGACGCAACCTGATGACTGACTCGTAATCCTTCTCCGTAACGACCGCCGCCGTACCGTAAGGCAGCTCTTTGTACACATGATGCAGTCCCTGGTAGACGTTGCTCTGTGAGAAGATGGAGTACATTAGATCCTCGATGACCTTGAGCCATGCCTTAGCCGCCTTTGAGCGACCACCTGCCGGGTGCTTAGTGGCAAGTTGGAACCACGGACGGGCAGGTGAGGTCAAACCTCCCTGCAATCCTGCCGCCATGACATTGACTGCGTAGGTAGGAGCAGGATGGTATATCTCTGCGACAGATCGTTGAGCATCACTCGGCTTTGTCCCGTCGAACAGCCCGTTCCAGGGCAAAATAAATGCCGTGATGTCCTCCCACCACGGCTGCATTGGTTCGCGTAATGATTCCAGTTCCTTCTGACGGCGCTTGACATGCTTCATCAACGCCTCATTCTCGTATTGAGCCATCCGCCGTCAACTCACTCTCCTAATAGTTTTTTCTTCGCCACGGGTGCGGCTCCGAGCAGACCTTGAGAACTGGTTGCCACGGTGTCCTCGCGTCCGTATGCCGCAGCGCGTCTCCTGCGCTCCGCCTCGATGCCACGGTTGACCTGATCTCCCTCGTCGTTCTTGACGGGCGGAGGTGTAATCTTCGGGACAGTGGGATTAAATATGCACATCAGCATTACCTCGCTTTCAGGGGATCGTATTGGTTAGCATTGGTAAATCTATTCTTCGCCATGTTAGACCTGTCCGTGACTTTCAGTTTCGGCCTCACGGGAGCCGCGAATGTCAGGACTAACGCATCCGCAATATCAGGACTCCGGCCCCCGCGCTTCTTGATATCGTCTTTCGCCTCTAATACCATCCTGTCCGATGAGTCCATTTTGTATGTCGGTGATACGAGGTCGGTCTTGAGGTCAGGCATGTTCGGCAATGCCCCTCCTGCCTCTATCCACTCCCTGCACTTGTCCCACATCTCGGAACGTTTATTGGCGTACCGCACAGGATCGGCAGCCTTGCCCCCGAAGTTGACCTCTATCGCCGGATAACCTATCTGTCTAAGCCTGTCTATAACTCCCTCGCCGCGTCCAGCGTCTATAAAGAGCGCGTCTGGTTGATGATGGTCATATTGAGCCGCTATCCTCTGAGCGAGCGTCATGTTGTCCACGTCGGTGAAGACTATTGGCTCGTGACACCACAGCCCCTGCCTCAGGACTATGACAGATCGGTCATCTCCGAAGCGAGCAACGTCAACTCCCAGTATCTTCGGCGCGCCCCTGACATCGGCAGGAGTGATGGTCTTCTTACACGCCGCACTAACGAGGTCTATTGTTATCAGCGTGTCATCGCTCGATGCGGAGAAATCGCACAAAAACTCCTGCCTGTAGGCAGCGTCAGACATGGTTGCCTTCGCCATCTCTAACTCCGATTCCGCAATAATGTCCGTCTCGTCCACCCTGTATATAGCCGCATACCAGTCATCCAGGGTCTGTGCGTATTCGTACAATTCGTAAAATAAGTTCATACCCTTCGGCGTGCCTATAAAGACTGCCCACCCCTGACGGTCAACCAGTGTAGGCCGGACGATCTCGCCCCATACTTCGGGTTTCATCTGCGCTACCTCGTCC